AACTCCCCAACAAACCAGTGACGTGGGGCTAAAGGTGCCACCTACAATATTCCCTAAGTATGGGCTGCTCGTGGCCAAAATACGGCCTGCGAGTGGATTTAGTTTAACGTCTTAATCCTTCGGACAGAAAGGGGCAACCTTAAGCACAGGCTGCCCCAATATACACATTTTGTGGACCCCCTGTATTGCCGTCACACAGCATTTCAAACAGGGGGCAATCGTGATCACAGCCCAACATCACGCGATCCAGATTCTTGCTGAACTCATCCGTGCACAAGCTGGTCCAACCATATTTGATGTCCATGGTTAACTGTGTTTCAGGTATGGCAGTGCAGGGGGTGTAACACAATTTCCATTCCTCAAATGGTGCGTGCCAATCAGGTGCATTGGCTGTGAGCTCAAGGATTTTATCCAGATACTCCTTCAATGGTTGGATGAACACACAGGCGTTGTAGAGGCCAAGAGCTGTGCCGCGCACCATTGCTCTGGGATCTGCGAGTTTTGGTGGGTTGACAAAGTATCCCAACTTGGTTAGAATACGCCCCGCCTTCGGTCCAAAAGTCAGACCTTCTTTGACACGATATAAATAGTTGCTACAGAATTCGGCTTCCAGAATATTGTTGCGTTTGATGGCGATACTTTCGAAGCCAAAGTCCTTCATGTCTGCTGCCCAAGGTAAATCGTGGTCCCACTGATACCTGGCGAGGTTGTCGTCGCCTTGAACCAACATTTTGATCCGCAATTTGGCTTTGAACAACGGCAGATTGGTCCGGTTGCAAAAAATGTAAATGTGCATAAGGCCATTCAGTAATGAATTGCCACAGGAAGTATATGGGTCACCAGATTTCCGCATTCCAGTGCGCTTGTACCTGATTCCCTTGCTCGTTACTCCATGGGTCTTGAAATTGGCACGCACCAATTGAGTGACAGCTGGGGGCATGCCAAATTTCCTGAATACATAGCATTCGACTCGCAACCATTTTTCATCAACAGAGGCATCGAACGCACCGATGTCATCCTCGAGGGTTTGCCACCCATCCAGGTCTATTGCGTTGCCCAATTCCAATGAGTTGCACCCGCTTGTGAATGTGATGTAATTGTCAACACTCCACACTGCCTTCAAATGGTCCTGGAATGCCATGAACCAGGGGCCCACCATAACGATGAAACATGCGTGGGCACCCTGTATGAGGCGTGGCGCTTTGTGCTTCCTCCCACCTGGTGAGCGATACAAATTGTTCTCAACCTTGACAAATGATTTCCGCTTAGTCCACTTGTACAATTCTTCGGTGGTCAAAATTGTATTTTCATCGTAACCATTTTCCACCATCCAGGCGTAGGTGGCCCTAAGAATTCTCTTGACAGATGGGGATGCATTACTACG